AAGTCGCTGACGATGTCGAGCGTGTTGCCGCCACTGGCACAGTCACTTACACCCAGACATGCACATGGGTCACTGCCGCGCAGCTCGTCACCTACCTTGGCGTACAGATCACAAACCCATCAGACGATTACACGCTAATCACTCAGGCCGTATCGGCTGGCAATGACTTCGCATATCGTCGCCGTCAAGAGGCTGGCTACATTGACAGTCTCACGACAAGTCCGGGTGGGGATGCCACTCTCGGCACACTCATGTACTGTGCAGCTCTATGGCGCAGCCGTGGATCGCTTGAGAACACTTTTGCATCGTTTGACGGAATGGGCGCAGCGCCTCAGCAGAGCCTCACACCGATCGTTAAACAGTTGCTTGGCATCGATAGGCCTGCCTGCGCCTAATGGCTTACACAGACGCTCTCAACGGGGCTATTGACAGCCTCACGACCACACTCACAGCGGTCACTGGTCTGAGGGTGGTTAACGACCCCACCAAACTCGTGCCGAACTGCGTGTACATTGACGCGCCGTCCTTTACGACTGTCGCTGGTAATGGCAACATCATCCGCATGGACTTTCCGATCAAGGTCATCGGGTCAGGCCCAGCAGGCCTACCAGTGCTCCGCAGCATCCTTGACATCGTTAGCAAAGTCCTACTCAGTCCGATCATCGTCATGGCAGGCCGCCCCAGCAACCTAGAAATTGGTGGACAGCTCTTCCCGTGTTACGACCTCGACTGTGGCATACAAGCACAAAGCGCATAAGGAGAAACCATGTACACGATCATCAGCCCTCGCCTAGGCAACCCGGGCGATCAGTTCATCCCAGAGGAAGGTGTCAACATTGACGCACTGCTCGATGGCGGCCTGATATCCACCGACAGCGTAAAGAAATCATCTAAAGTCAAATCAGAACCCAAGGAGCAATAGACATGGCTATCAGCAGCACTTACCTTTCTAACCCAAGCATCACGATCAACGCGGTGGACTTGTCCGATCAGTGCACAAGCGCCGTCATCAACTATGTGGCGGAACAACTTGAAAATACGACCTTCTCAAATACATCAAGGTCGTTCACTTCGGGTCTCTACTCGAACACCGTGACCGTGACTCTTTATCAGAGCTACGCCGCTACCGAAACCGAAGCCAGCATCTACAGCCTCGTAGGCACGACCACAACGCTTGTACTGAAGCCAACATCGTCAGCCGTCGGTGCAACTAACCCGTCCTACACATTGACTGGCGCATACTTGTCTGCACACACACCGATAAACGCTTCGCTCGGCGAACTGTCCACGATCGACCTCACATTCAGCGGTGGCGTTCTAACTAAAGCCGTCGCATGATCTCGCGGCATCAGCCGCTGAGAATTAGAACTAGCAAGACCGCACAAGCGGAGCCTTGCCCGACAAAGGAGAAATAATGAAAGTCAAACTATCTATCGACCTTGGCGACGGTAAGCCAGCACGCGAAATGGTCACCAACATGCTTGCCATTGTTGACTGGGAAAAAGCAGAGAACCGTCGATCAGCTGACGGCAAAGGCATCGGCTTCAGCGATATGTGCTGCTGGGCTTACACCCTTTGCAAACTTGCTGGAGACAAAGTGCCAGCCAACTGGCGCGAATGGGTAACCGAAAACCCGAACATGACCATTACACCTATCAACGAGGTAGCAGACGAGACCCCTTTCATCGAGGGACTTGGCGGCGAAGCCTCTGCGAAGTCCTAGCGTTAACAGGCTTCTGGCCAAAGGAGATCGAGTTCACTATGCGAGACCTGAACACTGTCACCTATGTGCTTGAGCAGATGCACCGAAAGAAATAACCATGTCTGCATCAGCGACCGTCCAAATAGCAGGCGTTAAAGAAACGATCAACGCTCTACGCAAGATTGATCCGCAATTGCAGAAAGACTTTAAGGCTGACGCGACTGCAATAGCCCAGCCTGCTATTAACGCTGGTAAGGCCGCATATAGCCAGTTACCACTATCGGGCATGGCGTACAAATGGTCTGATCGAGGCCGCAAGATATTTCCGTTCACTATCTCGGGCGCACAGGCTGGCGTAAAGATGCGCTTTGACACTCGACGCAATGCTGTTGGCGTGATCCTGATTGAGCAAAAGAACGCGGCAGCGGCAGTGTTTGAGGGTGCAGGACGCAAAGACACAAACCGTCTAGGCACATCACTTGACGCAGTAAGTCCAGAGCGCGGCTTTGCGATGGCGATGCCGGGTAGGTCTCGACTTATCGGGCCAGCGGTATATAAAGCACGCCGTGGCATTGAGGACGAAATGAAAAAGATGATTCTAAAAACGATTAACGAAATTAAGCGAGAGGTCGGCTGATGGCTTTATCTATTCCAATTATCAGCGAGTTCGATGGCAAGGGAGTCTCTCGTGCAATCACCGAGTTCCAGCAGCTTGAGGGCGTAGCCAACAAGACAGGGCATGTCCTAGAAAAGGCGTTCTTACCTGCTGTAGCTGCGCTCACAGGCTTAGCGGCTGGTGTAGTTGTAGCAACCAAAGCGGCAATGGAAGACGCTGCACAGCAAGCCGATCTAGCGCGTCAATTACGCACCACGGTGCAGGCCACCGATGAGCAAGTTGCCGCTGTAGAAAAGTCGATCAGCGCGTTTTCACGACAGACCGCCATGGCAGACGATCAGCTGCGCCCAGCCCTTGAGAACCTATTACGCGCCACAGGATCGCTCGAGTTATCTCAAGAAGCAATGTCTGTCACCGCTGACCTTGCCACAGCCAAGAACATTGACATGGAGACCGCAAGCATCGCGGTTGCCAAAGCCCTTGCAGGCCAGACCACTGCACTCACCAAGTTAGACCCATCGCTCAAGGATGTAATTGACTCGTCCTCGACTGCCGATGAGATTATGAAGGCGCTCGAAGGCTCGGTCGGTGGAGCTGCTGAAATCTTTGCCAGCACCGCTGAGGGTGGCATGAAGAACTTCGGCATCCAACTTGGCGAACTTAAAGAGTCAATCGGTGCAGCGTTCCTACCAGTGCTTGAAAAACTGCTACCGAAACTCCTGGACATGGCAGCGTTCTTGCAAGAGAACACCGATCTCATCTTGATCGCTGGTGGCGTAATTGCAGGCTTCTCAGCAATGATTATTGCCTACACAACAGCCGTCAAACTTGCCACAATTGCAAACACGCTCTTCAACTTGTCACTTGCAGCCAACCCGATCGGTCTAGTAGTCGCCGCTGTAGTCGGACTGATCGCAATCCTTACAACGCTGTACTTTCAATTTGACACTGTGCGCGTCATCGTTGACAAGGTATTCGATGTCATGGCATCAGGCGTAAAGATCGCTGTAGGCGTAGTCAAGACATACTTAGAAAACATGTACAGCGTGTTCAAGTTTATTTTTAACGGCATCGCAGAACTATGGAACTCGACTATCGGTGGCTTTGGCTTTGAGATTCCAGACTGGGTGCCAGTAATCGGCGGCAACAGTTACACGATCCCAGAGATGCCAACTCTTGGTGGCGGTGGCAGCAGCACAACTACCAGCAGCCGTGGCGGTGCAGCTCGAGAAGGCGGCACAGGCGGCTTTACATCCAGCCCAATGGGCATGATCGAGTCAGCCCTAGTCGCCCCATCCGGCGGCGGTGGTGGTGGTAAAGCTGCAAGCGTCCTAGACCTATCCAAGAACTATGCAGGCAACATGGGCGGCAACTACGGCATCACAGGCAACGCAGCAGACTTCTCCAGCCTGTTCGATCAGTTCATGGTTGAGCGCGGCACACCGATCACAGTCAATGTAAACGGCGGTCTAGCCACTTCAGCTGACATCGGGCGCGCTGTAGTGAACAGCATTAAAGCCATGAACCGAGTGGACGGCCCAGCACAAATACAGGTCGCCTGATGGCTGCAACGATCGTCCAGTCAGGGTCTTACGATCTCACGATCGCTACAGGCTTCCTTGTGGACGCGTTCACGCTTGACGACTCAGTGAAGGGCTTGCTTGACTCAACCGATTATGTGCTGGACGGTACAACAGAGTTTGCATCTGTCATCGACGGCGCTACAGGCATCAGCGTGTTTCGTGGACGCAGAGACATTGGCGATCAGTTCACTGCTGGCACAATGAGCTTCGATCTAAACGACACTTTTACGGGAGGCATCTTTAACCCGTTTGATACGCAGTCACCGTATTACGACACCGATCAGGCTGTGCCGGGTCTAGCCCCTATGCGCAAGGTTGTACTCAGTCGCGAAGGTGAGGAACTATTTAACGGCTACATTGTTGACTACTCGTACAATTTTAATCTGGGCGGCCTTGACACAGTTTCTGTTACTTGCGCCGATGACTTTTATTTGCTTAGCCAGACCTACTTAAACGAGTGGGGTGTCAGCGAGCAACTTGCCAGCGCTCGACTGGTTGAGCTGCTAGCACTGCCTGAGGTAAACGCGTTTCAGCTGCCGGGTGAGCAGAACATTGAGACCTCAACGATCACCCTTGGCGGTGCAGCTGCGTACACAGTCCCTAACGGCACATCGGTCGCTGCCTACACAGCCAAGATAAACGAGTCGGTACAGGGGCGCATCTTTATTGCCCGTGACGGCGTGTTTACATTCCAAGACCGCATCGGCAACACGCTCTCAGCGTCATCAGCAGACTTCCACGATGACGGCACAGCGATCCCTTACGACAATGTGGGCATCAGCTTTGAGGCCAACCAAGTCATCAACCGCGCATCAGTCACCCACGCTGGGGCAACTAGCCCAGAGATCGCCGAGGACTTGACTTCGCAGGCCACCTACTTTATTCAGACCACAGCCATCGGGGACGCGCTAGTCCACGACAACACGGCAGCCCTGGCCCTTGCGGAGTACCTACTTGTAGGGCAGCCTGAGGCTCGTTACACCAATGTGTCAACCCTGTTTGCATCCCTTACCGATGCCCAGCGTGACACAGTGGCAGTCCTTGAGATCGGCAACACGATTACCATAGAAAAGTCGTTTACTAGCGGCAACAGCATCACATCGTTGGCACAAGAGTTAGCCATTGAGGGCATCCAACACGAGATCGACCTCTCGACAGGCCACAGGATCACCCTATTTACTTCGCCCACAACGCTCGTTTTTGAGATGGTATTGGACGACAGTGTGTATGGTCGCATAGATGAAGAAAATGTCTTAGGATAAGGAGCACTTATGGCAATACAAGACTTCGTAGCAGGGCAGGTATTAACAGCAGCCCAAATGGACGCGTTGCAAGCCAACGACTACAACCAGACTGTCAGCAACAAAACAGCGTCCTACACGCTTGTGGCAGCAGACAAAGGCACTCGAGTTGTGATGAGCAATGCCGGGGCAACCACGATCACCGTAAACACTTCGCTCTTCGCAGCTGGTGACACACTCTTCATTCAGAACATTGGTGCTGGCACTTGCACGATTACGGCTGGCACAGCAACGGTCACGACCGCTGGCTCTTTAGCGTTGGCACAATGGGGGGGTGGCACGCTTTATTTTACTAGTGCTAGTGCTGCTATTTTTTTTAGCGGTGGCGGTGCAGCCAATTTTGTTGGCGCAGATTTTTTGCTTATTGGTGGCGGCGGTGGTGGCGGTGACTCGCTTACGGCTAACTACAACTCGGGTGGCGGCGGCGCGGGCGGTTATCGCACAAGTGTTGTAGGCGCAACTCGACCTACGGGCGGATTTGATAACCCAGTACCGTTACAAAAAGGTGTTACTTACACAATTACGGTAGGTAGCGGTGGTGCAAGAAACACTATTGGTAACGACAGTTCTATTGCAGGAACGAACATCAACACCGTTACATCATTGGGCGGCGGATTTGGTTGCGGCCCCACAGCAGGCTCGGGCGTTGTGAACGGTGCTAGCGGTGGCGGTGGTCGAGGCGGCGTAACAACCAATACGGCAAACCTTGGTACTGTCGGTCAAGGGACAAACGGTACAGCAGGTCAAGGCGGCTCACCATTCTTAGGTGGCGGTGGCGGCGGTGCTAGCGCATCATCTGTTGGCGGCGTAGACGGTGGCGCAGGCATATCGTCAGACATAACAGGCTCCGCAACAACACGCGGCGGTGGTGGCGCTGGCGGTGGCGGAACTGGTGGAACTGGTGGCGGTGGCGGCGGAACTGGCGTGGCAGGAACAGCAAACACAGGCGGCGGTGGCGGTGGCAACACAGGCACAGCAAACGGCGGTGTAGGCGGCTCAGGCGTGTGTTTTATTCGTTACACAACAACCGAAGCAGCCGGGCTAAACATCACAGCAACAAACGGAACTAGCAGCACAAGCGGCCTATTTACAATTTGGACATTTAACAGCACAGGAACATTGGTGGTGGCGTAATGGCAGACTTTGCAAAAATTGTGGACAGCATTGTTACACAAGTAATCGTTTTATCAAACGACAATTTTAACGATGTCGAGTTTCCTGAAAGCGAAACTATCGGGCAAACATATTTAGCCGCTATCGGTCTAGACGGCGAATGGCTGCAAACATCAGAAACAGGCGAATATCGCGGTGTTTACGCTGGTATTGGTTACACCTACGACGCAGCCCTTGACATATTTGTAGCACCGCCAGCACCGCCTGAACCTGAACCAGTACCAACACCCGAAGCGTAATGAAATGGCAATACCTACTTGGCTGCACCATCCTCATAGCAGTGGTCGCTTGGGGCTGTAGTGGATGCTCAAGCACAAGAGTCAACATTGAGCCGAACCGATGCTTTACGAGGACGGCTTGCGATGTCGCCAGAGGATAAACACGCCCGACTGATCCTTATTGTCGGCATAACTATGTCGATCAGCTTTGCCGCGATCGTGCTCGGCTTCGTGTACGGCTTACTGTTCGTCAACCAGCCACTCGAGCAAGCACCCAACGACGCAGCCTTCATAGACCTACTCTCGACCGTTGTCGTGTTCCTCACTGGATCACTCGGCGGCCTATTAGCATCTAACGGAATGAAAAAAGCCAAACAGACAGGGGCAACAAATGAAAGCCAGTGATAAAGCAATGATCTCGACCTACATCAACAGCGCCATTGCAGCAGCAGTCGCCCTGTACATGTCAGGCAACACCGACCCCAACGATCTGCTCGGTGCAGCCATCGCAGCTGTAGCACCACTATTCATCGGCTATGTCAACCCAAAGAACAAGGCTTATGGCATCGGCAAAAACCCCGAAGCCTAAAGCGCCGACGCTCACTGTCGTCCCCGACAAACTTGAGCGCCACTATCACAAACTGGTAATGCCGTCAACGCTTCAGCATGTAACCCCGGGTGAACTGCCAGCAGGATTGCTTGTCGATGTCAAGCCATACGGCAAACTGCACCCACTTGCAGCCGACGCTTACATGGCGTTACGCGATGCAGCGTTCGCAGCAGGTGTTAAGACCTTTAAGCCCACATCGGCAGCAGACACATATCGCAGCATCTCTACACAGACCGCTGGCTTCCTTGCTCGATATCAGACTCAGCCAATTGCAGGCGCATCGACGCGAACTTGGAAGGGTGTTACTTACTACCTCAAGGCTGGCAATGCACCCATGGCTGCACCCGGCACAAGTCGCCACAACTTAGGGCTAGCAGTTGACATTTCGGACGCATCAGAAACAGGCCGCATGAACTTTATGCTCGCCAACATTCAGGCCTACGGCTTCACATGGGAAGTGCAATCAGAGCCATGGCACATCTTTTACTATGTCGGCGACCGCGTCCCAACCCTTGTGCAGCAATGGAAACAGGCTAAATCCTTGCAATAGTCACACCCGTTGCCTAGGGTCGATGTACCGACGAAAGGCAAGCGCAAAACTATGGATGCCAAGACCTACACCTACGAGGTATTCACCACATACCTTGACTCAGGTCAGCAGGTTATGGTGCAGATATTTCGTGACCCACTCGACGGTCGTGTGCTGCACTCGCAGCTCGCGTTTAAGGATGCTCTAGACAGCTGGGGCATCCCATACCAACTGGAGAAAAAATGATCTTTACAGCCCCCAAAATAATTGCAGGCATCATTAGTACCGTCTGGGCGTTTACGACCTTCCTAGGGGTCGCTAGGAGCCTCCCAGAGGCAAATAGCAACATCATCCCAGCCGCCTATTATGAGGCCGTACTGCCAGTAACTACGACAGTCGCCCCGACTACCACCGTGACCACGATCGCTACTTGCGATGACGCATTGCAGCTGGCCCTCGACCTTGGCTTCCCAGCCGACCAACTTGGCACACTCGATCTCGTCATGCACCGCGAGTCACGCTGTCTCGCACATGCTCACAACTTGAGTGATCCCAACTCAGGATCGTACGGCCTGACACAGATCAACGGCTTCTGGTGCTTACCGAACTCGCAGTGGCCTATCGGCTGGCTGCAAGAAAAAGGCATTTTGGAAGAGTGCAGCGATCTCTTTAACGCCACAATCTCACTGCGAGCCACCCTTGCTATATACAACAATTCAGGATGGTCACCATGGGCAACAGCGAAATAAACGACATGTATCCCGAGACAGGCATTACTGAATCGACTCGCAAAATGTTTGAGTTTATTGACGACATGTTTACGCCGAACCACCTAAAACAAAAACGGGCTTCACACTTGTATCACTTGGTAGGCGAACTCGAAGCCCTGCGCGACGATCTCCGCCAAATGGACGACCCACGCGCAAACTTCTTACAGTTAGCAATCACCGAACTTAGCCAGCTCATCATCTAGCATCATCCCAGTACACCCGAACAAAGGACACCCGACATGTCAGACCTACAGCTCTTCCAAGCCACCCTTGGCCTAGGCGGATACAAAGAACAGCCATTTACGATCGAGCGCAATGTGGTTGCAATTAGCCGATCAGCACACCCCACATCAGCGAACGCTGCACTACGCGCACTACCTAAATCAGGGTCAAAGCGTAAACGCGTGTACGACTTCATCAACCGTGTAGGCGGCGCTACTGATGAAGAGATCGAAGAAGCACTCAACATCTCAGGCAACACTGTCAGACCAACACGCGGCTCACTTGTCAAGGACGGCTTCATCGTGGACTCAGGCCTTGAGCGTCTAACCAAGGCAGGCAACCCTGCGATCGTGTGGCGTGTGGCGTGACCAAGTTCGGCAGATACTTGCCGTCAGATCGCACAATCAAGCATCGCGAACGAACAGCCAGAGCAATAGAGACCGACAATAAGCGAAGAGAAAAGGCAGAGAAAATGGGCTTCGACCTAGCAAATTACGAGACAGTGGCAGATCGACTTGTGCGCTGGTGGGACGCATATCCCAACGGACGCATACAGACACAGATTTACCGTTACGACGGCACAACCGTTGTGATGAGCGCAGAAGGATACAACAACGATGACCGACTGATCGCCACCGGGTATGCAGAGGAAACAGTGTCAGATCGTGGCGTCAACGCAACCAGTTTCGTCGAGAACTGCGAGACCAGTGCGATAGGCAGAATGATTAGTAACAGCCCGATCGGTACGGCTGGCCCTCGACCTTCACGCCAAGAGATGGAAAAGGTAGAACGAACTGTGCCTGTGCGCGCTGTAGTCGGCTCAGGGAAGCCTGTACCAAAGCCTCAGCCATCATCAGGCGCGTTCGTAAGCCCTAAACAGCAGACATACATCAAGGCACTTGCACGCGGTAAAGGCTGGGACGAAGGCGAAACGCTCGAGCAGCTGCACGCGTTTCTCGGTGTCAACGATGTAATCCTTGAGACCCTGACCGCTTCTCAGGCAAGCCGTGTTATTGAGGCATGGAAGTGAAAGAAGCAGACTTCCAAAAGATCGTCATAAACCTTGCCAAGATGCATGGCTGGCTTGTGCATCATCCGTTGCCATCTATGAACAGGCGCGGTGTCTGGGCAACCCATGAGCTAGGCGATCACGGCTTCCCTGATCTTGTACTTGCTCACCCTGCTGGGCGTGTTATATTCGCAGAACTTAAAAGCGATAAAGGCAAGCTCTCACCGCTGCAATCCCGATGGATCACAACGCTGCAACAAGGCGCCACTGTCTGGGTGTGGAGGCCTGCTGACCTTGACTGGATAGCCAAATACTTAAGCCAAGTAGCACTCAAAACTTCATAAGTCTCACAGACCTAAGCCCGTCGCAAGGCAGTTGGTAACACTCGGTAACGAGGGTAGATCGACGCGCCCTGAAACATGCAACACGAAATGAATCAGGCAAAGCGTCGAGGCGACCTGTAAACATAATCAGGTAGGTAATGAGGTAACGGAGTGAGGCATCCCGTGGGTGAGCATTACCGCATTAGGCTCGCATAGATGACATACCGTTAACAAACAACAACCGAGGCAACATGAACCCGACAACAAAACAGACCACACAAAAACAAGAGCAAGGCGCTTGCGCCGCGCTAGCTCAAGCCGAAGGCGCGAGAGCATGAGCACAGCACACCGAGACCCCCAGTACACAGCCAACAGACGCAAGGTCTTAGCCAACAAGCCTGACTGTGCATATTGCGGAAAACCCAACGCAGACACAGTAGATCACATACTCGAACTCGATGCCGGGGGTGACCACTCAATGGACAACCTTGCACCATGCTGCGCCAGTTGTAACAACATAAAAGGTCACCGATATGTCACCGCCCGAAACCAACACCGACAACACTCAAGACATGAGTCAATGCAAAAAAACCCAGTGCGAAATATAGAACCAGTTTTTTATAAGGCAAACAGTTTCAC